CTTTAGCGTGTACTCTACCTGTGCCATCGGTAGCACCTCTTTGTATCTTGATTGCGTATTGTTCTCCAGGACTAAACCAGTCTGTCTTTGCGTAAACAGGAGGCTTGTGTCCAAATATTCTACATAATAAGCTCATTCTAAATTCTCCAAATAAGTTGTGGCTATATCATACTCTTCTTCTAAAGGGGAATTCTCACACTTAGCACAAGGTGCAGATTGAAAACAAGTGCAACTTCTATCTGAATACTTTTCATACTCTGAAATTATTTCTTCTGCTTCTTCTCTATCCATTTTATTCCTCTCTCAATGCACTATCTTCGGCATCACTAATTTCTCTGTGTTTAGTTTCGTATCTGTTTATAACAGCTCTTAGTTTTATCATATCATTAATACTCTTAGTAATATCTTTACTCTTAATATAACCCATATCTTCAGCGTATAACTCAAACATTGCTTTTAAAGAAACATTAAATTTATCTGCCCAACTTAGCATTACTTTATCAGAGTCTACGTAACCCTGGGTAGATATAGCTTTAGCAATAATAGAGGCCTTTGCTTTCATATTCTCTTGTGATTTCTCAGTTAAATCCGGAAGTAAAGCTTCGTCTTTTGTCTCTATAGCTACAAGTGCATCTACTATTATTTTTTGTAATTCTTTCATATTGTTTCCTTTAGATAAAATAATTTTCTGGTATTGTTAAATAAGTTATAAAATATAATATTGCACCAAAAAGCATACCTGAGGCATATATAGTATTCTCACTTTGCAGACAGATTAAAAACCCTACAACTAAAAATATGATTGTTCCAAGAAGATATTGTTGTTTTACTGGCATTTATTTCTCTTTCTAATTTTTAAACTTTACTGATGCTGTAGTTTCAGGTTTTTCGTTACTAAATCCAACAGGACTCTTCTTTGTAATATCTATCCAACCTATTGCAGGATTATCTTTTTCAAATTCAACAATTTGTTTAGATATTTCATTTTCTAATTCCTTTTTGGTCATCACAGCTCCTTTATGAATACAACATATAAGTTGTATTAGCGATTGAATCCTTTAAACAATATATCAAACTCAGGTGGTAAGTCAACCTTAGTTTCCTTGATAGGTTTCTTGATAGGCTCATCTCTGTGCATCTTACCTTTACAAGCGAGACATTCTTTACCAAAATAACATTTGTCGCAAATTATACATTTATGAGATAGCATCTAAAAACTCCTCTAAAGTATAAAGTTTACGTGATTTATCGAATCTATTATCTTCATAGAAATTAGCTAGAACAACAAGAGCTTGTCTTAAATCAGCAAGTGTTATATTCATACTGTGAAAGTTTGCGAATCTTTCTGCAATTTGTTGAGCTTCTTTACAGGTCATGTTTATACCCTTTAGGTTATGATTTAACTTAAATTTACTATTGTAAGCTACTTTATTTACGTTTTATACCCGTATGGTAATAACTTAATATATCAAAACTGATACTTTAAACACTTATATAGCATCTAACACATCAATTCTGATACTTTATAGTTTACTGTCAACTATCAACTTACTTTACTATTTCTAATTTCATTTAGTTGTTTACGATAATACTCTAATTCTTCAGTATGCGTACTAAAAGACCAAATCTTCATCTCTACTGCATTAAATTTAAATTTAACAATATAATCTTTTCTTCTTGCCAAAGTAATGCTTTCTCTTATAGCAACATTTATATGTGTACCTGCACCAAATTCTACATATTGTACTTTTAGAGGTTTCATTATGTCAACTCTTTCATTCTTTTAATTATTTCATTAACTCGTTTACCCGTTAGACAGCGACAAGAACTTATGTAAACTGGATGAAATGATGTTCCTGAATCAGATTCCTCAACTACGTCTAATATCTCTACGAATTCCTTTACTAACTCTTTTAATTCTGGCATAATTTTACCTCTCAATATCATAAAATCTAAGTTTAATTATTATTCTATTACTGCTATATCTTCGTAAACATCTGGTGCATCAGGATATAGCTCCCACATCATACCACTTGCTTTTAGTAATTCAAACTCTTCTCTAGATAAATCTTTTAATTTTATCTTACTCATAATATTCTCTTTCTCTAAATTGGTTGCGGGGGTGGGAATCGAACCCACAATACAGATGCTTATGAGACACCTTAGCCTACCAAAGCTTGTCCCCGCATATCTTATTTTTTTGCATCTAAACGATTTAATAGTCTTGCTATTCCTAAAATAACTGCGAAGTAAAGTGCTAAATAAACATATTGCATATAAACTCCTTACCAAACTTTAGCTAATATTATTACCAATATTATAGTTTGCATTAATGCGATTAAATCTCTAGTAAATTCTCTAGGCACGTGGGACCTCCCCTAATGTTTGTTTCATTTCATCTTGAAAACGAGCTAAGTAAACCTGCTGTGCTGTATCAAATTGCAATACATTATCATTTAAGGGACCACCCATGCAGTAGAATCTACTTGAAAATTTATCAAAAGCTTCTCTTAATAATCTATTTTCTTCTCGTAAGTCTTTAATGTAACAGCTCATATGTTTCCTTTATTTTGATATCCACCAAAGTATTATTATCATTACTTGGACTATCATTAATAGTGCGAATGATATATTAATTAAATATTTATAAAATTTATCTGACATCTTTCTACGTAATGGAAGTATCCAAAGATAACCACCATCAAGTGCGGGTATTGGTAAAAGATTAAATACAAATAACGTGCTATTCAAAAATGCTGTATAGAACAATACTACATTAAAGCTGTCTAGGCTTACGAGGTTCATCGTACCTGTAAAATAGTAAGCTATCACAGAGTAATCTATGTAAATACCCTTAATAATCGAACCATAGTGAATTAGATAGCATGTAAAAGCCACTAATAGATTCATTGCTATACCGGCCATTAGAATAATAACTTGTTTATAATAAGCTATATTTGTCAAGCTATTCTTTACGTCAAGAGATTCTTCTATTTTACAGTAACCACCAAAAGGTAATAGAGATATTCTCCAATCAATCTTACCTATTGTTTTATGTAATAATATGGGACCGAAGCCTACAGAAAAAGCATATACAGGAACCTTAAAATATAGAGAAGCTAGAAGATGTCCCAGCTCATGTAAAATTACTGAACCTAAAAGTATTGCACAATATATTAGCCACATAAATTATATCCTATTCTTTAGTTGAATTACTAAGTCTATTATTTTCCATACTGCTAAAGGCACAGCTACTACGATTATAAAAACTGCTATCTCTATCATTTTAAACATTTTCATTCTAAGTCTTTTCATTTTCTCAATCTTCTCTTAATTGCTTTAGCTGATACCCAGGCATATTCTTTAAACATAAGCTCAACAACCGGTGCAACATCAAAATCTTTTATTGCATCAATAATTATATTCTCAAGCTCTAATTTACTTGGGTCTTTATATTTCTTTATCATTTTTTAGTATCTTTCTTATATACATTTACTTATCTTTCATTTTCTGTACTGCTCTATAAAATATATTTCTCTTTCTAAAGCGTTCAGTAGCATTAGAGATGGTTTCAATATATGCAAGTGTTTCTCCAACACCTTCATCTACAATCTGAATCATCATGCTTTGTAATGCTGTGTAATTATTCATCTTCCATTTCCTCCGCACCAATCACAGATAGTGCCTAAACAAGCCGCCCATTCATGGTGACAGCTATTGCAATGAAGTATTTGCGTTGCTGGCGTAACTTCTCTTAATCTTTTAATTATGCCGTCTACAATTTGTTTTACTGATTCAGGTTCATTTCTCATTTAATATCCTTTAATTTTATAGCGTACTTTAAGTATAACATATTTTTCGCTATTTGTCAAGTCTATTTTTATTTTCTGTTTTTGAAGTCAAAACTAGGTAGGTCATCATCAGGGGTATCATCTTCATCAAACATCTCTTGCTCAAATTCCTCAGACTTATAAAATTTATCTTCCTCTTCTTCTGTCTTTAATTTAGAGGTTACAGTAATGAGAGGTTGATTTCCACCAGTTATATAAATTGATATAGTAGCAGGTGTTAATCTATTGGGCAATAATTCATGCTTTCTTAACACTCTAATTATATCTTGTTCAAATAATAATGTTTCAAAATCTTTTTCCATTTTTTAAACCTCTTTCTAAGAATTATCATCGAGTTCGTCGAGAGAACAACTTTCAGCACCAGATTTTAAAGCCACTATTCCAGCTGTTATGTTAGCAATATTAGCACTCATCTCTAGACCTAAACCATTTGCGAGAGCTAAAGTAAATGTAGATATTATCGTATCACCACAACCTGTTACATCAACAATTTCCTGCTTTTCTGCTTTTAGATGATTGCCAATAAAATTATCTGCATAATATAAACCATTCTCGCTTAGTGTTATAAGCACATTTTCAAAACAATACTCAGCTAATAATTTATGAGCTAATTCAAAAGAAGCTTTATAATCAGTTATATTAGTATTAAATATCTTAGATAACTCCTTTAAATTAGGTGTAATGGAAGTATAGTTAGCAAAACAACTGACATCTGCTTTCTTCGTGTCAACTGTTATAATCTTATTTTTCTTTAAAGCTAGTTTACCTAAAAATTCTGCTAACTCTACATTAATCATACCTTTATCATAATCAGATACTATTATTGCATCGAAGTATCTAGCGTGTCGCTCTAAATCCTCTTTAATTACATCTAGTTTAAAATTATTAAAACAAATATGTTCTCTATCAACTCTCAATAGATGCTGATTGCCTGAGATGTATCTTGTCTTTTGTGTAGTAACTACGTTTTTGTCTGCAATTAATAGATTAATGTTTATTCCTTTCTTCTGCAATAACTCTGAGACAATAGAACCTTCAATATCTTCACCTATTTTGCCTACAATCCAAACATTTGCACCAAGAGCTGTTAAATTTTTAGCCACATTAGCACAGCCACCTAACTTATACTCACTAGAGTCTTTACTTAATATTGGAACAGGTGCTTCTGGAGATATGCGTGAGACTGAGCCTCTAACATACTTATCAAGCATTAGGTCACCAACAACAAGTATATTCTTTTTATTTAGATTAGATTTCATTATCTCTCAGAATAGTTTTATTGACTGCCGTTAAAACACAGGTACAATAAAGACTTATTGCTTTTAGTTTTGCAGTATCATTATCTTTAGATTTAATTATTTTCATAATAGAAATCATAGGGTCTTTAACTGTTTTAATAAGAATTCTCTTTACATTATCCATAATATACGCTTTCTTTTATTATTCCATGAAGGTTAAAAAACCACCATCTTTTAATATATCTGTTTCTCGCTCATTACATTCAGTAAGAGTATTGTTTGAAAATCTAAACTTAAAGAAGAGTGAACCATGTAAAGCATCACCTGTCTGATTCTTAGAAACAAAAAGTTCCATAATTGGATTGTATGCTCCAGTTTCATCTACCCAATGTAAATTACTATCTTGAATATTTTTTACTTGATGAAAGTTAGAGTAAACACCACCAACGAATCTTGACGCATACCACAAATCAATAGATTCTTTAATATCTTTTCCACTAGGTTTAGCAGATGAGGATTTTGGTACCTCTGCTGTAGATATGATAGGACAATTAATTTGCTGTGGTAATCTCTTTAAATAAGAGGCAACTCGTTGAGCATTATGAGTAGCTTCTAAACTCTTTCCACCACCAGCCTGTAAGTCATGTAAATTATCAATAACTACTACAAATTTCTTACCTCTTTCAATAGCTATTGTAGAATGAATTTTAACATAATTATCTAAATCTTCAAGAGTTCTAATGTGAGAGCCATCTTTAATAATGATATTATCTTTCATTTTCTTTAACTGACTCATACCATCAAACCACTTGTCATGTGTCTCTTTATCAGGCTGTCTTACTTGTTTAGATGTTAGACCAGAGGTAATACTCATTAGTCTTGGGAGAATAGCTCTCTTAGCACCATCATCTAGTGAGTAGAAAGCAACAAGCGTATCATCATTCATTGCCAACTTATAGACAAAGTTTAATAAAAATGTAGTTTTGCCTGTTTCTGGAAAGCCAGCTAATAAATAAAGCGTATCTTCAAAACCACCAAATCTCTTATCAAATAAAGGAAAGCCAGAAGGAATACCTGCAAAGTTTTTATTCCAAGCAAGTTCTGTGAAATCTTCTAACAATTCATCGTAAGCATCTTTTTCTTGCACATACTGAATCATGTTAAAAGAGGTAGAAGAATTAGACATATCATCTATTGATTTTGTAAGTTGTCTTTTACCAATCTTTAGAGATTCAGCACATTCAGTAATGTAAGCTTCTTTTCTAATTAAATTAGGACAACCTGCAATGAAGTCATAGATAATTTTTTCTTTAATCAAGCCTTTTTCATAATTCTCTATAAGATACTTTAAAGCAGAGAGTTTAGGTAAATCTTTAAAATCTTCCAGAGTGTGAGTTTTCATGTACTCGTCTGGGTCAGGTTTAGCTTCGCCCTCTATGACAGGAATCTTTATAAGAAAAATCTCAGAGTCTAAATTCTTCATTCTGACTATTGTTCTTAAAAAACCATCTCTTGCGGTTCCCTTGTATAAGTTATCTGGGTCTAAAGCTAAAAATATTTTCTTAAATTCTATGTTCGCTATCTTCTCTAAATTAGCATCATTAATAACATTCGTTAAACAACCAATAACATTTTGATTTGGATGTAAGGCAATAGCATCAAAAGGTCCCTCTACAATAGTTAATTCATCATGTCCTCTAACACGCTCTATATTGAACAAATTACTTCCTTTAATACAGATTTTAATATATGGGTCATTATCTTCAGTATTAAACATACGAATAATTATACCTGAATATTGATTGTTTTCATTTAGAATAGGAATTACAAGGCCTTCTTTATGAAATACAGACAGTAATCTATAATCAAATAAACTTTTACATTCTTTATTTAATGCAGGTGTAATATCATTAGGAGATAAGCAACCAATTTTCCAAGTTAGAAGTTTCTCTTTATTAATATTTCTTTGTTTATAATAAGTAACACCTCGCTGTAAATTTTTCTTCTGAATAGATAACTTATGAAGATTCTCTAAAAATTTTCTTTGTCTATTCGTAGCTTTCTCAATTTGTGAATATTCGTACTCTTCTTCAACAGGAATACTATATTTTCTAGCCAAAGCTTTAACTGCATCAAAAAAGCTTGAGCCTTTAATTGATACGTTATTTTTAATACCATAAATATCAAATATATCAAAAGAACGCTGTTCAACAAAACAGTAAATTAAATGATTCTTAGAATCAGGTAAAAAGGCCGCTGATAGTTTAGTCTCATCATTATGGTCATGCGCCGCTGAATTTGGACATTGCACTTTACCACCATTTGTTCTGCAACCTAATTCGTTAAGATATTCAGGTAATTTAGACTTAATCATCTCTTTAATTTTATCTAAATTTTTAATGTGCATTTATGTCCTCTTCTTTCTTTTTCGGTCTTTGGTTCCTTTTACGAAAACCATTGATTCGTCTAGAGCTTCCTTTTCGGCATCACGTCTTTTAAAATAAGATTGTTTTTTTTCAGATTTTTTATCAGTAGTATCTTCAATAACTAATTTTCCAGTAGACGTATCAATGCTCTCAGTCGATGGAATATTTTTAACAACTTTCTGACATACTTCCTTTAATACATTGTCTGAGGATTCTTTCTTAGCCATTTTAATTTTTCTTTTATAGGTTTTCTTAACTATTTGACCTAATGTTTTTCCTTTGTTAAGCTCACTACCATTAGCTATTTTTACGCACTCTGTCTGTATCGCAATGTTATCTATAGTAGCTTTAACAAAAGATACACCACCTCGTAATAAAGTCTTGCAATCAGAACAATACTCATAATGAATTAAAACAGATTCATCGAGTCTTAATTCTCTTGTAAATTTTCTTATTATATTCTTATGCTTACATTTGAACATTTTTTACCTTCTGTTATGTTATTAGTCTAGACCAAGAATAGAATTCAATAGATGTTTTCTCTTCCGTTTCTGTGAAATTAAAAACGCTTCTCTTACTATTTGCTTTAATAGGATAGTTAATATAATCCACAGGTGTTGATTTAGCTGAATGTTTTTTAACAGCTATTAATAGACCTTGCATTACTTTTTGAAACAATGCTTTGATATGTTCTTTTTCGAGAAGTATACAAGCTTTTGAATCAAGTGGAAGTGTCAGTCCATATCCAGTAGCTTTATCAACCATTGTAATATGATACTGCATATCTTTACCTCTGAAAGGATCCATGTAACAATAAGCTCTATTTTCATAATTAGAGTTTTCAAATATTACTTCTTTGAAGCATTGTCTACAAAGTTTATTCATACTTTCTGGATTCATCTTAATTACTCCTTTTAGCGTTTTGTCTTAATTCCATAAATCTACAATTATCAAATGTATAATTTTCACTACTTTCAACTCTATCAATACTGGGTTTTAACATTAGACTTGCGTTGTCTCTCAACCACAGCTTCTTGAGTTCTTCAACTGTAATCTTAACTTCAATACCTTTTGCACCATAGTATTTATAGTCTTTGAGTTTTTTATTATAACATCTTTGTCTAATCTTTACGAGAACTCTTAGCCAAGGAAACTTTTCATGCTTAATTCTAGCCTTTTCTTTTAGAACTCTCTTGTGTTCTTCTCTATATAACTTGGCATTGACTATTGCATCTTCTCTATGAGTTGCACGATATTCTGCTTCACATTCTTTTTGTTTTTGTTTATCGTTATACGGCATTATTTTGTTTCCTTTGGATAATCATTTTGATAGAAGCCTGAGCCTCTAAGAATAAAGTTACCAGTTCCACCGATTAGTCTAATCATAAGAGTTTTACATTTAGAACATTTTTTAGGTTCGTCTCTTTTAGAGATAGCTATAAAATCTTCTTCTTTATGACCGCACTTTTCACATTCAAAACTGTATGTTGGCATAACTCTACTCCTGTTTTTACGACTCTGTATCTGGATTATCAGATGTTTGCGAAGCGAATTTTTGACTGTTAATAATATTTCTACATGTTTTCATTACCTCAGAAGCACCGTTCAATGAACCAGCTACTTTATCTCTTAGCTTTCTTTCTGGAGCGGTGTATAAGGCAGACTCTTTATCAGCAGACGCAGATACAAATTTTGCGTTCTCAGCTTCTAATTTGTTTTTTAGATACATGTAATAGGCAAGTTCTTTATTCTTTTTAAGAGATGATAGTTTTTGAAACCACTCTTCTAGAATAATGTAATGAGCATTTACATCTTTTTCTAATTCTTTTATTTGATTAATGTTATTCACATTTAATTTTAAAAGAATACCTTTTGTGCCAGTAATTGCTTTGCACGAATTTTCTACAATCTTCTCCACTTTTGCTAATGCTTTGGAGTCATCTTTTTTTAATTCATCAATTTGTTTTTCTAACGACATGGTATTTCTCCTTTTATCAATTTTTATTATAAAGTAAGTATAGCATACAATCTACACTTTGTCAAGTTTATTTTGTCTTTTTTGAATCTTTTTTCAAGGCCTCTTCTGCAACAGCTTTTGTAGGTAAGTGAAAGAATAACTTTCTAGCTTCATCTATAGTTAGAATACCGCCTTCTTCATTTCCAGTTAATAGATTTGCTATTCTTGCCTTATCATAATTAAGTCTTGTGCCTAAAAGATTCGATACTACTTTTGTGTCTAGATTTTGAAAACCTAATCTAACTAAAACATTATTGTAGATAAAAGATTCGTATTTTAGAATAGGCATAACAACATTCTCTAAGAAACGAGCCTTTTGCTCTCTTGCATTTAATGAACCTACACCTTGTGCAAGATTTAACATAAATGGTGGAACTTTATAAATAGACGCAACTTTAAGACCCATCCATTTTTGAATATCAATAATATCCGAGGCGTCCCAAAAAGGAATCTCTTTCAAGTCAACTTCTTTATTAATACCCAACATCTTAGCACCCTCAATCATAAGTCCGTTCAAGTATTCTACGAAGTCCTGTAATTCTTTCTTAGATACAGAAGAACCTTTTTTAAAGGAAACAAATGCAGGTTTGTAAAAGCCTCTTTTAATGAAAGCAACTAACTTCTTAGCGGCCTCTCTATCTGTTGTTATATCATCATAACCTCTTTCGATAGAACTTGTGCCTAGTGTTGCATCACTATCTTTGTTAATACAAAAGTGCATAACTTCTTTATGTTTTAATAGAAGGTCTTTTTCTCCACTTTTATTTTTCTTGAACTCAGAAGAACTTCCTATTTTCATAAATTTATACTTTGGTGGATTATCGTCTGTAATTCTTAGAGTATAACCTGGTACAACTGTTAATTGACTAGGTAATTTATTCTTATACTCAATAATACAAGCACCGTTTCCCCATCTAAGCATATCTTTTAAATACTGCTTTCTAATCATAAATAGAGGTTCTTTTAAAGAAGGATAATTTAAAAATCCTTGAATATCATCTACCTCTTCCATAGGGTCTGTAAACAGGTCATACTTCACAACCTCGTCTACAATAGTCTCAACACATGCCTCTGCCCATATAGTAGTCATAATCAGCTCTCTAAGTTGCTCTATAGATTGTCTTGAGTATGGCGCATATGTAGTAGAATTAGTTCCAAAACTAACAGACTCCACTTTTTTATCTCTTACTTGCTCCGTAGGTTTCAATCTAACCGAAGTCTTTCTTGGTCGACCTACCGAATTTTTTGCTACTTTTCTAGTTACTTTCTTTGACATCTTTTCCTCCTGTTAAAGTTATTTATTTACCTACAACTGCTAAAGGTTCACCGTCATCTTCTTCAATTATCGAATATACAAATCCTGATAAACAATCTGAAACATCTTTCGAGCCATTATTGATTCCCTCTTCTCTCATTCTCCATTTACTAGCTTTAGGGTGGTCAATTTTATTTCTATCTGTAATAAGTAATTCTGTTAATTCTCTTATTGCAGGTGGATAGAGATAATAATTAATATCTCTTTTATATATAAAATCTTTGAGTGTATCATAGGGCCCAGTATTCTTCTCTAAAGAAATAATCTTTGCACTTATACCATTTTTCTCGCAGATGTTTAAAAATAATGCTGAGTTCCAGCCATCAGCAGTTACCTTTATAATAGGGAACTTCAATTTTTTAAATAATTTTGTAATAACAAATTCTAGTATTTCGTTCAAATCAATCTCTTTGGACTTATCTTCAGATTTAGGAGAACGTATTTGTAACATCAAATCAACATAGATTTTTGTTTTATCCAAGATGTGATATGTGTGTCCCATAGCAATTCCAGCACAATCAACTACTCCTCTAGAAAGGTCAATATGCACATAATACTGAGCATTTGCGTGTTTCTCTTTTTCAAACTTAATTTTCTGTGCTAACTCGTCTGAAGGATTGTTCTCATACTCTCTTTCCATTACCTCTATTTCGTGAGTATGATATGGTCTAAACCAATGCTCTAATTCTTCCTCCATTATATTGTGTGTCCAGAATCTATTTAACGCACTTTCTGAATCGTTTTCTTCTAATATAACTGGAGATTCTCGCTCATAATTAATGCAATCTGTTATTCTATCCGCTCTCTTAATAAAGTTATTGGCTCTATACTTAGGTATCTTACACTCATACATTAACATAGCTGTGGAAGGATCCTCATCAAATTCTTCTTTATAAGTTTCTTTATGTACTGCATATTTCTTTATTTCTGGTAAGCATTTTTTATCTGACCTAATATCCCAAGTGGCCGCTCTATCACAATAAGTCTTTGGCATATGTCCATCTTCTGCTCTATCTAAAAGATAAGACATGTAATCATTTGGAGATGTCAAATAAGAAATATAAAATAATTTATAATGTTTAGGACAACGTGTTCTTGCTGATGTTCTAATATGTTTTCTTATGTTTTGTGCCTGGTCAAATCTAAAAGTTCCAATCTCATCAAAGATTCCTAGAACTACATTTTTACCCTCAGATTTTGATTCTCTAGAGTTCATCGCCCACGCTCTAATATTCTTAGGAAATAAAATAGCATTACGAATAATGTCTCTATCAATATTCATTCCCAATTCTTCAAAGAAATTCTTTCCTGTAACTGGGTCTATTGTCTGACTAACCATTCTTACAAATTTCTCAAAAAATACAGACTTTGCTTGGTCTGCATCAAAGGCAACATTAACAACATCAATAGGTTCACCACTCTTAATACCTAGCGTCTCTTGAGGGTCATTTAAACAACATAACCAGTAAATAGTATAACATAAAAGACAAGCAATAGTTAAATCTTTTCCTGAGCCTTTTCCCCAAGCCAGAACAAATTCATTAAACTTCTCACTTAACATTGTGTAGCCACCATTAAAAGCGGCCGATACAGCTTTTTGCTGTCTAGGAAATAAAGGAGACTTTAACCAATCTCTAAAAAATATCTCCGCAGAGACAGGCTGAATAGCAAACTTCTTTGATTTGCTAACAACTTTCTGCTCTGCATCTTCCCAAAAATTTTGCCAATCTTGTTT